GGCGGCCCGTGCGGCGGCCCGTGCGGCGGCCCGTGCGGCGGCCCGTGCGGCGGCCCGTGCGGCGTCCCGTGCGGCGTCCCGTGCGGCGTCCCGTGCGGCGTCCCGTGCGGCGTCCCATGCGGCGGCCCATGCGGCGTCCCATGCGGCGGCCCATGCGGCGGCCCGTGCGGCGGCCCATGCGGCGTCCCGTGCGGCGTCCCCTGCGGCGTCCCGTGCGGCGTCCCCTGCGGCGGCCCATGCCCCACGCGCGTCCTCACGGACGGCATCGAGGACGGGCTTGATCGAGGGCACCGACGTCGGGTTGAGCTCACCCAGCCCGGCGAGACGGTCGGCCTGCTCGGTCAGCCCAGCGAGACGAAGCCACGCCGGCGTGTGGACACGCACCAGCCAGTCGGTCGCCATCCACGCGCGCCGTGCCTCAAGGTCGGCGTCACCACGGGTCCCGATGAGGAGCGGCACGTACTTCTTGAGCTGCTGGCGATCGTCGTCGCCGAGCGAGTCGTTCCACGACCGGAGGAACGCGCCGATCACCGGCGACGCGCACTGCGGCGAGTCGGAGAACGGCTCGCCCGCGAGCATCGCGACGGCTTCCATGATGCACATGCCCTCGTCGGGGCCGCCGTGCGCGCCGTGCTCCAGCACGAGCGCATCGAGGTCGAGCGTGCTGGGCATCAGTCGTCGTCGCCCTTGGGGTCGTCACCAGCTGCCGGGTCGGCGGCGGGGTCGGTCTCGTCGAGGCCGGGGAGCTTCGAGATCCCCTCGGCCTCCTCGATCTTCTTCCGCTGCGCAGCGAGGAGCCCCTTGACCTTCGTGCCCTCGACGACCGTGGCCTCGCTGGTCTCGATGGTGTGGAGGCGGATGAGGTTGTTGGCGTCATCCTTGGACGGGACGAACTGAACGTTGGCGACCCGCGTCTTGAGGACGACATGGATCTCCTCGCCGAGCTCGTACTCGACGGGTTCGACCTTGAGCGCGGGCGATAGACCATCGCCCGCCTTCGTGACCTTGATCGCGGTCCCGACTACGTCGTGGCCCTCGAATGTTCCGATGCTCATGTTCTGGATTCCCTTCTGATGAGGCGACTGATGTGGGAGGAGCCGATTCCGAACTCTTGGGCGAGAGCGGCCTGGCTCTCGCCAGCGGCGTTCCGCCTTCGGATGTCAGCGACGTCGGCGTCGGTCAGGACACAGCGACCGTTTCGCTCACCGCGCGCCAGCTCCGGGTTCGTCTGGAGTGCCTGCCGACCCTTGGCGGCCATGTCGCGCGCGTTGTCCGCTGACGTTCCGAGGAACAGATGGCGGGGGTTGCAGCATGGGCGGTTGTCGCAGCGGTGCAGGACGAACAACCCGTCGGGGATCGGCCCGACGAGCGCCGCCCACGCGACTCGATGTGCCCGCACGTGCTTGTCGCCGTTCCAGACGGTCCCGTAGCCGTCGCCCATGGTCGCCCCGGTCCATGGCCAGCACGCCTCTGGGCCGGCGGAGGCATCGATCCATCGCACGAGGCGGACGAGGAGCTGCTCGTCGGGTTCGATCGGGATTGTGGGGCGATGCTTGGTGGTCGCGATGGACATCGCTGACTCCTGCGCTTGGGCGGTGGGGGGATGTCTGTTGGAAGAACAGGGGGCGACGGAGAGCCCGCCGCACACGCGTCTCGTCAGCGCGCGGCGGCGAACTCCCCGGCAACAGCGGCGACACCAGCGGGGGGGATGTCACCACCGAGCTCCGGCGGCGGGTTGTAGAGCTCCACCAGCTCCGCCACCCGCGCGAGAACACGGGCCTTCGTCCACACGAGCCGATCCGGCGCGTGCCCGTCCTCGGTGAACTGCGCGAGCCGCGCCATCATCGACGCAGCATCCGCGAGGTCAAACGGCTCGTCACCGAGGATCGCGTCGAGGAGATCCTGCGCGGCGAGCGCGACCTGGTAGGGGATGCCGTGGTCGTCGCAGGCACGGTGACGGTGGACGGCCGGGCGCTGGCGGCTGGGGATCGCCGCGCCACGGCCGTCCACGACCTCGGGGGCGACCGCGAGGGGTTCCTGCCGAGACGCCGACCCGTCCCGACCCTCACGGCCGCCCACGAGCTCGGCGGTCACGAAGCCACCGCCGTCTTGCTGGCCAGCCCATAGGCGACTCCACCGTTGCGGCGAGTACGCACGACGAAGCCGTGCCGGATGAGGCTCGACGCCGTCCGCGCCGCACCCTCAGAACTCGTCCCGATGGCCACCCCGAGCGCGAGCGGCGAGAGCGGCACGTCAGCCGCGCGCAGCGCCTCGATCGCAGCCCGTTGGCGAGCGGTCACGAGGCAACCGCCTGACCGTCATCGGCCACAGGCGGCCGAACACCGACCGGCTGGGGAGCGACGCTCAACCGCAGCCCGCGATGGACCTCACGCACCCGATCAACCGCGACCGACCGAAGCCCAACGCCCAGCTCGAACACCTCGAGCACGTCCACCGCGCCAGCGGCGTCGACCTCAGCCCGCACGAACCGGCACCGACCGATCCCAGCGACCGTGACCTCGACCCCCGCGGTCAGCGGCGGGAGGCCCGGGAGCTTCACGCCCTCGGCCGTCACGACGCCGCTCACGAGGTGGCCTCGGCAGTCTCAGCGGTGGGACCGGCGAGGATGGCCTCGATGTCGGCCCGGCGGAACCGGTGCTTGCCCGACGGGAGGGTGATGTGGGGGATCCGCCCCGACTTCACCCAGCTGCGCACCGTCTCGGCGGAGACGCTGAGCATCTCGGCGACCTGCGGGGCGGTGAGGAGCCCTTCCGTCTGTGCCATGCGGCTAACTTGGCACACTCGATCTAGTTTGACAAGACCAAACTTGCCTGGCGGATCTTGCCCATTCCATGGTTTAGTCGTACATTCTTGGCCTATGGCGATGACCGAGACCACACCAAACGCCGAACCATGGGTGCCCGACGACACATTCGGCGCCCGTCTCGCCCTGATCCGCCAGCGACTCCACCTCAACGTGAAGCAAGCGGCGGAGCTCTGCGAGCTCAACTACCAGTCGTGGCACAACTGGGAGCACGGCAGCCTCCCGCGTGACGTCTACGAGACGGCCGAGAAGATTGCCGGCGCCACGGGCTGTTCGCAGCGCTGGTTGCTCTTGGGGGGCAACCTTCCGCCCGAAGTTGATGGCCCTGACCTGCACCTTGTCCACGGCGAAGACCCCAACCAGGGCGAGCTCCCGTTCTACCCGCCAGACCTCCGCCTGGTCCCGTCGTGACGCTCCGTGAGGGTGTTGAGTGGGGCGGTCGCCTGTTGCGGCCCGCTCCCTACTGTGCGTAGGTTGGCGTCGAAGCATCCGGGCGGCGTTGGGCGGGCGCTGCGTCTTGTTGGGGAGACCGAAATCGATACGACCGCCGCCGCGCGGTCCAGCGTCGTCACGCACCACCTGAACTACGTCCGCTGGTGCAACCGCAGCCCGGCGACCATCGAAGAACGCCGCAACACCCTTGGACGTCTGGCCCGCCACGCCCAAGTGGATGACCTGCTCGAGGTGACCTACGAGCAGCTCTGTGCGTTCCGCGACCGTCCGTCTCGTGCTGGCCAGGCGTTGGCGCAGTCGTCGCAGCGGACCGAGCTGGCGCACCTGCGGGCGTTCTTCCAGTGGGCGATGCTCGAGGAGCTCATCGAGCGGGACCCGATGTTGAGGGTGCCGATGCCGAGCCTCCCGCGTCGGTTGCCGCATCCGATCCCCGAGCATGAGCTCGCGCTGGCGATCGACACGGCGCGGGAGCGGATCCGGCCGTTCTTCTTCTTGGGGGCGTACGCGGGGCTCCGCGCGAAGGAGATCGCGCAGCTGCGCGCGGAGGATTTGTGGTGGCACCAGGATCCGCCTCTGCTGGTGGTGCGGGATGGGAAGGGCGGGGACCCGGGGACGGTGCCGATCGGTCCGGTCCTCGCGGCGGAGCTCGAAGGGTTGCCGCGGCGCGGGTTCTTGTTCCCGAAGATCAACGGGACGATCGGGCCGGTGCGCGCCGGGGGTGTGTCGCGCTTGGCGAACGACCACTTGCATGCGACCGGTTCGGTGCACACGATCCATTCGTGTCGGCATCGGTTCGGGACGATGGTGCTCAAGTTGTCGGGCGGGGATCTGCGGTTGACGCAGGAGTTGATGCGGCACAAGTCGATCCAGTCGACGACGCTCTATACGTTGGTGGATCAGTCGGAGGCGGCGGGGGTGGTGTCGTTGTTGCCGGCGCCGACGCAGCTGCGGGCGGTGTCGTAGCGGGGTTGGGGGTCGGCCGTGGGACTGGCTCGACCGGCTCTCGCTCCCCCACAGCGAGGAGGCGTGGGCGGTGGAGTGGCTACGGTCGCTGCTGTGGGGTCGGCAGTTCGCACGAGGTTTGAGCGGCTCGCGCTTTGGGGTTCGGTCGCGGTCGTCGCTGGATCGGTGTTGCCGTGGGCTGATGACGGCGGCCCTGTGTGGGGCTTCGAGACGGGCGGGGTGCTGACGCTGATCCTCGGGTTGGTGGCTTGGTGGTGGGCACTCAACTGGCGGTCCCCCGTCGCGGTCGGGGTCGTGCTCGCTCTCGTCGTCGTTGTGTGGTTGGTCGGGTTCCTGGTGGTGGCGCAGCTGTACGACGCGGTCGCGGTTACGGTCTTCGTGGTGCCGGTCGGGGCGGTGGTGGGGCTTCGTGGGGCGGTGGGTCAGGCGCCGGCGAAGTAGGTCCCGGACGCGAAGAGGCCCCCGCCACGAGGGCGGGGGCCAGCGGGAGAGTCTTGCCGTTGTGCGCACCTCGGAGCGGGGCTCTGAGCGGGTGCGCGAGGCTGGGTCGGTGGCGAAGATGACCGAAGCGGAGTACGTCGCGTTCATCGAAGCGGAGCGGGCCGCAGGCGCTGACCTGGGGCCGTACAGCGTGGTCCCATGCGACTGCGAGCGGCCGAGCTGCCTGGGGTGGCAGATGGTCCTAGAGAACCATCCGTTCCGGGCGCCCTAGAGCGGCGCGATCGCGATCCGGCCGAAGGTGTCGAGCGGCCCGGCGTTGATCGTCCACAGCCTGATCCCGTGCCCGGTGGCCTGGTTGAACGTGGGGTCGATGGCGGTGGCGACGACAACCCCATCGACGTGGACGCTGAGGTCGTTGCCGTCTGCGGTGACGGCCACCGTCTGAGGGGCGCCGGCCGGCGCTGGAGTGCCACCACCGCAAAGGAACGTGTACGCCCCGGCGACCTTCTTCCAGAGCGCCCAGCGGGTCGGTTCGCGCTGGAGAAGCAGATAGTTGTTGTCGTCGATCTTGCGGACGACGAGGGCGCTGAACTGGCACACCCCCCGCCAGGTGAAGTCGGCCTCGATCGCCACGTTCGGGGTCCCGGTGTCGATGGTGGCGTGTCGCTCCGCGTGCTGCCCTCCCGTCACGACGCCTGTGGCTTGTCCCCCGACGGTCTGCCAGGTGGGGTGTTCGACCCAGGGGGGACCGAGCGATGCCGCGTCGGGCCGCTCGAAGTCGTCCACGAACGAACCGGGTGGCGGTGGTGGCGGTGGTGGCGGCGGTGGAGGGTCCGACGGGAAGGGGGGCGGCGGGGGCGGTGGTGGCTCTACGGCGATGTCGATGTAGTACAGGGCGGCACAGCCGATCGTGAACGCGGTCGTCTCGTAGTTGTTGGGCTTGACCTCGGTGTTCGCCCCGTAGCCCATCCCGATCGCGCTGGCGAAGGGGACGCCGCCGCACATCGCGAGGAGGTCGATGGCCCCGTAGAAGCTACGGTTCGGGTTGTTCGCGGCGGTCAGCGCGGCGACCCTCGTGGAGAAGCGTTGGAGGCTCCCGAAGTAGTAGCCGCTGTTCCACCAGTCCTCGCAGTTCCCCCGGTAGCTGGGGGTGGCCTCGCCGTCGACGTGGACGTTCCAGGGCCGCTCGAGGAAGGTGTAGTTGCTGACACCCTTGACCGCTGCGGCGAAGTAGACCAGTGACCCGGCAATCCCGCCCGCGCTCCACAGCGGCAGGGCGACGTTGGGCTGCCCGGTCAGGGGCGTGCGGTACGGGACGGTCGCAGAGCGAAGGCGCCACCGATCGGTAACCCCAGGGATCTCGCCGGCCTGCCATTGACAGGCAGCGAACATGAACTGGTGCGGCCCGGACGGCACCGGCACCGACGGGTTGTGGAACTTGACCACGAGGCCGTCGGCGAAGGGGATCAGGTAGGTGAGGGCGCCGCTCACCGTGCCAGGGAACGTCGGGCCGGAGAGCGACAGGAACGTGTGCTCGGTGCTGACCATCGCCCCGGCCGATTGCCAGGCGTCGTCCTGTGCGCCGAACAGGGTCCCGAACTCCACGTCGATGCTCGGGGTCGTCTCGCCGTCGACGAAGAACTGGAGTCGCCCGGACCGGGCCATGTCCTTCGAGGAGAACGTGAACTGGGTCGACCGCAGCACCCCTGGCCCGTCGATGACGTGAAGGATCTGCGAGGCACCGACCGCCGGGTAGAGCACGCAATTGGCGATGTCCGTCCGCACCGGAGCGACGCTGAGCTCAAGGCGGTCAGCGGTGGCCGTGCTCACGCCGCGTAGACCTCCATCAGCGCCGGGTGCTCGGCGTTGGCCGCCGACTGGGCGAAGAACACGACTGCGCTGGAACCGAGATGGCGGGCGAACCCCCACTTCCACGTGTACGAGGTCCCTGGGGTGAGCCCCGTCACCCGTACCGCCGTGCGAACTCGGGCATCCATCGCGTTCGTGAGCTGATGCACAGACCGGGCGGTCCCGGCGATGTCACCGGAGCCGTCACGAACGTTCCAAGATTGCCCGCTGGACGCAGCCGAGTGACACAACGCCTCTTGAACCACGCTCACCGCACCCGACGCCGGGGCCGTGAAAGTCACCGTCAGGTTCGTCGCGTCCGCGTCGGCATAGGTCGTCGAGTTGATGGAGTAGGTGGCGAGCGACGCGGGCGCGTACCTCGTGTAGGCAAGCGGCTCGGTCAGAGCCAGCGAGCCCGTCACCGCCGGGAGAGTCAGCGTCGCGTCCGCGGCCAGCGCCGCGGCGGCCTTCACGGTCGCCTTGTGGGAGCCGTTGTCGGTGTCCTCAGCGAAGTCCAGCGACGCCGGCCCGGAGGCGGAGGCGGCGGTGAACGGCACCGACCCGCCCCCCGGCACGGCGAGGGTGCCGTCATCCTTGAGGAACTTCGTCCCGTCCGGGGTGCCGAACAGCGCCGCCAGCTCGGCGGTCGTCATGTCGTCGATGTCGCCGGACGCCTTGCGCCCCACGATCCGGGAAGCGGCGACCGGGAAAGCGATCGGCGTGTTGTCCGCCGTGGCCCCCAGGAGGCTGTTCGCATCGGCCGTGGACTTCGGGATCGCAGCGTCAGCCGTGGCCCCCTGCGCCGCGGTGGCAAAGGCGGCCGACGAGAGCCCGTCGAGCAGGTCAGCGTCGAGCCCGGAGCCCGCACCATCGACCGTGAGGAGCTTCGCCAGCACATCGGCAGCCGTGTACGACGCTGAGGCGAGCTTGGCGTCCAGGGCGGCTTGCAACCCGGAGGTGTCGGCGATGGCGAGCGCCCCGTCAGGGATCGTCACCGTCCCGGTCAGCACGGCGTTGGCGAGGATCAGCGCCGCGAGGTCAGAGAGCGCCACCTTCCGGGCCGCCCCGTCGAGCCAGACGTACACGAGGTCGTCAGCGTCGGGAGCCGCAGACCCCGTGAGCGTCGACAGATCCTGTGGGACATAAGTGGAATTGCCGACCGCCAGAACGGCGGCCGTGAAGTCGGAGATCGTCGCCGCCAGCTGCGATCCGGTGTGGTTCCCACGCTGGATCGCGAACGCCTGCGCCGCCGCCGCCGAACCGGCCGCGTCGTACAGGTCCGACAGCGACACCGCACCGGTCCGCCCGTCGACCGACAGCACCGCGCCCGGACCCGTGATGTCCGTCCAGTTCGCGGCCGAGCTCGGATCGTCGGTCTTGAGGATGAAGATCCGGTCGGGGGTGAACTCGGTGCGGACGCACCAGTCGCCCCGCTGCCCGCTGAGCGCCAGCATCGCCGCTTCGGAGGCGACGTCGCCGAGGTACTCCGACAGGGCGATCGACGGGAGCTGGTTCGAGGGGATCTTCCCGCCGCCGTCGAGGGTCGCGACACCGCCGGCCGACGCCTTCTGCGTGAGCGGGATGAGGAGCAGGTCCGCGGCGATCCGGGCCGCGGTCTCGGCGTCGAGGTCGATGTCGAGGGCCTTGGCGTCGAGCGCTGCCTGGAGGCCGATGATCGTGGCGATGGCCTGGACGCCGGAGTGGTTGGCCCGCTGGATCGCGAACGCCTGCGCGGCGGCGGCCGCGCCGGTCAGGTCGTAGCGGTCGTCACCGCGGTCCTCTGTGAGGTACTGCGGGTGATCGTCGTCGGCCAGGCCCTCGAGGTCGCCGTGGTCGGTGACCCCACCACCCTCACCGGTGACCTCGACGAGCGTGACGTTGAGCTCGAACACGATGTCGCCGTCGTCGACGGTGACGGGCCCGAACGTGATGTCGGTCGTGTCGGGCGCGGCGCTGCGTGACGATCGGAGCTCAGCCCGGATCCGGGGCTCGTAGTGGTCCTCGGCGACGACCTCGAAGAGCGTGAGGGTCCAGGATCCGTCGATGTGGGGGAAGGTGAGCTCGGCGACCAGGCTTGTGCCAGCGCGGGTGGTGTCGATGACGATGGGGTTGTCGATCTTCCCGGCGCGGAGGAGGTGCCACTCGAAGGTGCGGCCGGTGAGGTAGCCGGCGGGCCATGGTTCGGCGCGGAGGGTGCGGACCTGGCCTGGGAAGCCGGCGATGGTGCCGCCGGGGGGGCGGAGCTCGATGTCGTAGGTGGTCACGGTCACGGCTTCTTCTTCACCGCCTTGCGGACTCGGGGTGCGGGCTTGGGGGTGAGGCTGGCGACGTCGGCGAGGGCCTCGTGGCGGGCGGCCTGAGCGGCAGTGGCGACCTGATCCTGCGCGCCGGCCTTGGACGTGGAGAACGTGCGCTGCAGGTAGATCAGGATCGCGGCAACGGCCGCCTTCTCGAGGTCGGTGTCCACCAGCTGCGGCATCCACGCAGCGATCGACGCTCCGATGGCGCCGAAGAGGAGGACCGGCTCGCGGATGGCCCGCTGACCGAGAGCGGTGAGGAAGCGGCCGATGGCCTGGAGGGCGTTCTTCATGGGTGGACCTCTCCTGGGTTGAGCCCGAGCTCCGTGCATGCCGCGATGCGGACCGGGTCTTCCGACGCGCACAGCAGGACGAAGATCCGGTTGACCACTTGCTCGGTGTTGTCATCGGGTGGGGCTTGCTGTAGGTCGTGGACGAAGTCGACGAGCTCGTCGACACCGGCCTGGTTCCGTTCGATCGCTTCGAGGGTGGCGCGGTTGTCGCCGGCGACCTGGTCGAGCCGGTCGAGGGCGTCGTTGGTGATGAGAGCGCTGACACCGAGGGTGCCGAGCGCGACGGCGGCGACCAGCGCGGCGATCGATGCGATGTAGGCGGGGCGCTGCCACCACTTGAGATGTCCGTTCACCGGGGTTCAGCCTCCGAGCTCGTGGATCCGGGCCTCAGCGATCCGGAGTCGCTCCGCGATCCGATCGAGTTGCTCCTCGCATCCGCGGTGGTTGACGGTCATGACGCCGAGCTGGCCGACGAGCCGGTTGACGGTGTCGTGGAGTTCGCCTTGCCGCTTCCGGAGCCCCTCGTTGTCCTTGGCGAGGTTCTCCATCGCGACCTGCTGGAGGTCGAACGCCTGTTGGATCTCGTCCTTGGTGGCCGACTGCTGAGAGATCCGCGCGAGCTCGAGCGCTTGCCGCTTCTCGTTGCGGCGCTGCTGGATCAGTGCCCACGCGGCGAGAACGGCGGCTAGCGCGGTGAGCAGCCCGCCGGCGGCCACCAGGACGGCCTGGAGCATCGCCCGCGGTCGCTATCCGCCGGTCTGGGCGAAGGGGCCGCCGTGGACCGGGATCTTCGTGCCGTGCCAGATCTTGGCGTCGCCCACCTTGGGGTCTTCATCGAGACCGATGTAGCGCCACAGGTCGTACTCGGCCCCGTCGAGGTGCCATGCCTCGACGTCGAAGACGTTGCCGCTCTTGTCGGTGGCGGAGAGGACCCGGTACTTGGCGGCGATGTCCTTCTGGTCGCCAGGAGCGGTGGGTTCGCCCTTGATGGTGGCGATGCGGAGCATGACGTCCTCCTGGTGCGGTGCGGGCTTGACGGTGGGCCACCACGGCGACAGGTCGTTGCGGGCCTCGGGGGTGTTCCACACCGAGATGTGGCGGTGGTGGTCGTGCGCGTTCGGGCCGGTGTACGGCTGGGGCGTCCACGCCGGGACACCGCGGGAGTCGTACGCCTTCCACGTCGTTCGGTTGCCGATGATCTGCTTCACGCGGTCGTCGCGGGTGGCGACGAGATGAGCGATCAGCAGGTCGACGCCGAGCTCCTCGGAGTCGTTGTCGTCGTCGATGTCCCCGGCGCAGACCCAACCGTCCGCGGGGTTGTGGTCGCTCGTGCGGGCCGCATGCTCGGCGTTGCCGATCGTCCCGTCGGCCGCGTGGGAACGCGATGGCTTGCGCGCGTCCGCTTCCTTGAAGAGCAGGCCCAGACAGGGCGCGAGGCGCCAGCCGCGTCCAGAGGTTGCAACCATGAGCACCTCCGAGGTCAGAGTCCGTAGTGGCTGATGGCCCAGTTCTCGCGTTCGACGCGTTGGGCGTCGGTGAGGATGCCGGTCCAGACCTTGCCGTAGGCCACGGAGCACTCGCCGGAGAACGTCACCTGGAAGATCGACCCGAACTCGGTCGCCATGGCGGTGGGTTGCTCGATGTTGAGGTCGAGTTCGACGCCGTCGACCCACATGTGGGAGTCGGTCCCGTTGTAGATGGCCGAGAACACGTGGGGGTCGAGGTCGTGGGCGACGACGCTGAACCCGCCGTCCGTGCTGGTGTCGTTCGTGTCGATCGCCCACGGCTCTCCTCCCGATACGGGACGAACGCCCAACCTCAACGACCCCACCAACGGCTCGGACTCGCCCGAGATGTAGGACGTGAGGTTGGCGACGAGCACGACGCTGTACGGGTACGTGCCGACGGGGGTCTGATCGACGTAGGTGGCGCGGATGAAGTCGTCGGTGTTGGCCGTCGAGAACGTGGCGCACGGCAGACCGTTGAACCCCGTCGCGAACCATCGGGGCTCAGCGTTCTGGCCGGTGGCAACGAAGGACTCGGCCGGCGGACCACCCGGGACTTGGTTGTCCCAAGTGAAGAACCGGTCGCCATCCACGAACGTCTCAGACGGGTTCGGGCCTTCCGCCCACCACTCACCCAGAGCAACCGCAGGGAACGCCGGCGCCGTCGACGGCCTCACGTCGGGCTCGGCGAGGACCGCCGGCGGACGAGCGAGCCGGGACGTGCCCCCGGCGAACCCCCCCAGGTTCCGGACCCCTCGAGCCCAACGGGTGTAGCTCACGTGGACGGCTTGACGTTCGGCTGCGGCACCGTGGCCACCGGCCGAGCGAGGTGCGACGTGCCCCCGTTGAGTCCACCGAGGTTGCGGAACGTCCGGTCGATCCGGAGCTCCGGGTCGTCGAGCACCGTGCCGAACTGGGGGATGTCGGTCCACTGGCCGGTGGCGTCGTTGAAGGTCGACGCCATGGCTGCGAGCTCCCGCCAGGCGCCATCGACGTGGAGCTCGTCGCCCTCGATGTAGTCGACCAGCGGCACGGGGTCGTCGGCGTCAGGGTCGATGCCGACGGTGATCTCGGTCTGCCCCTCGCCGTAGGTGGCGAGCTCGGCGGTGGCCTTTCGGACGATCTCCGGTCCGTCGCCGGAGTGGCCCTGCGAGATTTCGATACGGAGGTCGGGGTCGTTGATGTCGACCCACGACCAGCCGCGCTGCCAGCGGACGAGGATCGCGGTGGTCCTCACGTGATCTTCCGGTCGAGGTGGATGAGCTGCCCGGTTGTCGGGTCGTCCACGGGTGCCGGTTCGAGTTCGACGTCACCGGGCCGGGTGGAGTAGCCGGGGGCGAACACGTCGAGGTGGACGCCGTCGGGCCGCCACCGCCATCGTGCGATGCGGCCGGAGGCGACGAGCTCGTCGAGGAACTGGAGGATGGTGGTGGTGCCGGTCTTGGTGGTGACGCCGAGCTCTCGGTCCCAGGGGTCGCCGTTGGAGTCGTCGTCCTTGTCGAAGGTCGGGACGCACCAGGTGATGGCGCCGCGGGCTTGGGCTTCGTCGATGAGCTGGGTGAGGTCGTCGCCGATGGTCATGCCGGGGAACGGGTCCTCGCCGACGTAGAGCACCTTCGTGTTGTCGTCGGAGATCCACGAGTCGCCGTCGGCGAGGGGGTGGTCTTGGAGGTCGGCCTTGTAGAGGTTGTACGCGAGGGCGGAGGGGCCGAGCCCTAGCCCGGGGTTTTCGGGGTCCTCGACGTTGAGCACTGCCCAGCAGAACCGGTGGGTGCCGGCGGAGAGCTCGAGGCGCTTGAAGCTGGCTCGAACGAATCCGTCCTCGACGCGGACGTCGAGCTGCTCGATCCCGTCGACCCAGAACATGCCCTTGTCGTCCATCAGGTTCTCGATGGCGTACCGGCCGGGGGTGGTGATGGTGATGTCGCGGTAGAAGAGCCGCCAGAACGCGTCGGCGTAGGTGTCGTCGCCTGACGCGTCGCAGATCATCATGGCGCCGGTGGTGAGGTCGAAGTCGGCGGCCATCGGCTGGTGGGGCCAGCCGCCGGCTTCGGCGGCGGCGACCGTCATGATCTCGGTCGAGTCGTCCCAGGCGTCGTCGGCGGGGTCGTAGCGGGGCGAACGCCAGTCCCACACCGAGTCGTCTTCGACCGGCCTGTGCCCGTCACCGAGAGCGGGGGCGATGACAGCCCATTCGGCGAAGGCGCCGACGAGGCGACCGGAGTAGAGGGCGATCTGGCGGGCTCCGCCCTGTTCGTCGAGCGTGTGCTCGTCGATCATCTCGACCAGGCCCGCGGCCACGGTGGTCCCGTCGCGGCGAATCGCGATGACGTCGTTCACCTGGATGAGTGCATGCGCCGGGTCGTCGAGAGTGATGGCCACGCCGAAGGTGCCGGGGCCGTTCTTCTGTGGCCGGATCGTGACCATGTGGGTGGTGACGGGCGTGGCGACCGCGTCGAAGTCCGGCGGGCGGTAGGCGACGACGAACGCCCCGGAGGACGGGATGCTCACGAACCGGTCTCCTCGAGCTCGCCGTCGGGGATCGACAGGTCGAGCCGCACCATCGCGTCGCCGCCGTCCAGGTCGAGGGTGACCCAGTCGTTGAGGCCGAGGACGGTGACGGGCCCGACCCAGTCGGGGAGTGAGCCGCCGCGGTGGAAGACCGCCTCGACGGTCCCGCGGTCGGCGTCTTCCGCTTCGTCGGCGATGCCGAGCCCGTGACGCAGGTAGTCGCGGTGCTCGAGCATCCCCTCGCCGGGGTCGGCGATCGGTTCGCCGTCCTGGTCGAACGCGCCGATGATGAGGAGCGGGACGGAGACGACGGTGACGGTGACGATGCGCGGGTAGGGGCGGACCCCGCGGGCGCCGTGCATGATGAGGTCTTCGCCGCGGAGCGCCGGCGAGGCGAGCAGCACGTCGTAGCCGCCTTCGACGACCCGCCAGGCGTGGGTGTCGAGCGGGATGTCGTTGACGTCGAGCCAGCGCGGGGCAGTGACGGTCATCGGGACGCCACCTGCAGCTGGGTGGTCTGGTGCCAGCGGAGGGCGCGCATCCCGGCGCCGATCTGGTCCTCGCCGGGGTGCTGCGTGACGTGGAGGTGCACCGGGGCCGCGTCGGGCGCCCCGCCCCGCCACGTGGCGACGTCAGGGACCCGCGGGTAGATGGTGCCGCTCCGGTCCGGGACGAACAGCTCCGGGCGGCGCTCACCGACGACATAGGGCACCCCGGCAAGCGCCCGGCCACCGGTCGCTAGCCCCTCGAAGCCGAGCGGGACGTCGTACTCACCGAGCGGGCCAAGATCGAGAGTGCTGTTCCGGACGTTGAACGCATCGCCGAAGCCTTCGACGATGCCCTGGATGATCCCGGCGCCGAGATCCTTGCCTCCCTGGATGAACGCTGGGACACCATCGTCCTTCACCCACGTGGCGAAGTCCTCGAGCAGCGACCAGAACGCGCCGTCCTTGCTGTTGAACAGACCGGGGATCACATCGTCGGTGACCCAGTCGACCAGGGCCGGGATCAGCACCGCGACGCCGTCGCCGAGCAGCCCAAGCCCGGGGTCAAGGAGCCATGCCGCTATGTCACCGAGGAGACCGCCCAGCTCGCCGAGCACGACAGGGATCTGCGGACCGACCCATCCGACGAGCTGCTCCCCGAGCGCGAGGGCCTTCTCGCCGAGGATCGGAGCCTGGGTCTCGATCCCAGTCGCGACGCGATCGACGATCCCGCCTAGCCCTTCTTCATCGAAGACGCTGACAAGCCCCTCGACGCCGGGGATCACGGTGCCACCGATGAAGTCCGTGAGCCCCTGGAGCGCGGAGCGCTTGAACGACTCGATCTTCGAGGCCGTGTTGGTGTTGAGGGTGTCGCCGAGGCGTTCGGCGGCGCCCGTGACGTTTCCGAGCCGCGCGACGGCCTCGGAGGGGTCGAGCGCGAAGAGCGCGTCGCCGAGATCCTCGGCCTGGGTGCCGAAGAGCGCGACGGCCGCCTGCGAGCGCTTGACCGGATCCTCGATGCCCCGGAGCCGGTCAAGGGTGAGGTCGAGCGCCTTGTTGGCCTTCGGGCCACCGGCGGCGATGTCGGCGGACATCTTCTTCGCGTTGAGCCCTACGGACTTGAAGCCCTCAGCGGTGAGCTCGGAGCCGTCGACGGCCCGGATCGAGAACTCCTTGAGGGCGTCGGCGACGATGTCGGAGTCCCGGGCACCGGCGCGCAGTCCCTGGGTGATGAGACCGGTGGCGCCGGCTCCATCGATGCCGAGCTTGCGGAACTGGGTGCCGTACTCGTTGAGGGTGTCGATGAAGTCGTCGCTCTTGTTGGCGCCCTCTTGGAAGCCACGGGTGATGATGTCGAACGCCTCGTCAGCGTCCTTCGCGAGGCCGTTGCGGATCAGCTGGCCGGCGGCCTTGGCCGGTGCGCCGACGTCCTGGTCGAAGGCGGTGCCGAGGTCGAGGGCCTTGGCGGTCAGCGCCTCGAGGGATCCGCTGTCGATGTCCTCGGTGACCGCGCCGGACTGCAGCACGGAGCGGAGCGCGTCGTTGACGGTGCCGAGCGAGTCGCCGTAGGCGTCCGCGTACAGCGACCCCGAGATCTTCCCGAGCTCCTTGGCCCGCTCGGGTGGGATCCCGAGCTGGGCGGCGAACTTGTCGTTCGCCACCTCGTTGTCGAGCGCCTGGCTGAATCCCTTGGCGAGGACCGCCGCGATGACCACACCGGCCGCCGCGGCGCCAGCCTTCGCCTTCCCCGAGAACCCCGACAAGAACGACGAGCCCGCTCCCTCGCCGGCGTCCGAGCTCGCCTTCCCCAGCGGACCGGACAGCCCCAATCGGAGCCGGGAGTCGATCCCCTTCATCGACGGGATGATCGAGATGGTGGCGAAGCCGACGTTGGGGTTGCTCATCGATCACCGCCCTTCTCCTTGAGGCGACGGAGTCGTGCCTGTCGTCGCTTCTGGCCGGCCTCGAGGCGGCGCTTGTTCAGCACCTTCGGCTTGCCCCGGGGGCGCAGCGGATGGGGCTTGGCCGGCCTCTTCTTCGAGTGGGTGAGCGCCATGTGGATGTCGTCGAGCAGGTGGTGCTCGAGCCGCCATGCCGGCTTTCCCCTGCGGTCGATGGCGTCGACGGCTGACTCAACGGGCAGGGCAGCGACGAGGTTCCTGATGCGCCGAAGCGACAGACGTCCGCGCCAGCGGTCGCAGTAGTCGACGCCGTAGTACCGCTGGAGATCGGCCTCCACCGCTCCTTCGTGGTCGCGAAGGAGCAGGAGGAGGCCGGCTATTCCCCCGCGCTCTTGAAGCCGTAGGCGAGGCCGATGGCGTCGAGGAGAGACGGGAGGTCGGCGACCTTGGGGCGTCGACCGTGAACGCGCTCGAAGTCGGCCTGGAGCTTCGCCCAGCCGGCGCCGACGATGCCGCGCACGGCGGCGGCGGATCGGCCGGTCTCCAGCTGGATGAGCACGTCGAGGTCGACGTCGTCGAGCGGTGGAAGCGCGACGGTGACGTCGAGCCACTCGAAAGTGATCGGTGCACCGGTGGTCTCGTCTTCTGCGGGTGTGGTCATGGGCGTGGCTTCTCCTTGGTGGCGTGGTGGAGCGTGGGTTCGAGGGGCCGTACCGACCACGCCAGGCGGCCGGCCCCTCGATCGTCAGGAGCCGTCGCCGACGTTCGACTGCTCGACGAAGAGCACCGCCGGGGAGGTGCTGGTGTCGGGGAAGATCGTGGCGAGCAGCTCGTACCGGGTGAGGTCGCCCTCGTTGTCGACGATGTCGCCGGCGATCTCGACCTCGGCCTGGTACTTCGAGATGAGGCGCTTGACGGTGTCGCCCTCGCGCATCTCGAACCCGATCTTCACGCGGGCCGGCCGCGGGACGACCAGCTCGTCGGCGTCGGAGCCCGGCCAGATGAGGTCGCGGGTCGTGTCGTTGTCCTCGAGGGCGGTGAAGGTGATGGTCTGCTTGAAGTTGCGGCGCGAGGTGCGGACGAGGATGCCGCCCCACGCGAAGTGGTCGTCCTTCTCCTCCTCTCGGGCCTGGGCGAACCCGGCCTCTCCGTCGAGGAGACCGACGAGGTCCCAGTCGACTCCGAAGTCGTCGTCGACGGTGGATGGGTTGTCGGCATCGATGCCGCCGATGTAGACGTCGGCGTCGGGCCAGATGGTTGCGTTGCTCGGATCGCCGGACACGGCTGCCTCCTGGGGGCGTTGGGTTGGGTGGGGGGCGTGGCTACGAGCCGGTGGGCTCGATCTCGGTGGATCGGACGATCACGCGGGTGGTGGTCGATGCGATCTCGGCGTTCGTTGATGGGTCGCGTGCGGGGAGCACGCCGGTGAGCGGAACGGTCGAGGCGATGCCTCCGCCGCCGGGGTGGGCGCAGAGGTGGCCTTGGGCTCGTGTGGCGAGCTCCTTGGCGGCGGTGGTGGAGCTGGCGCGGGCGACGAGCCGGACGGTGGGGTGGGCGGTGACCGGGTGATCGACCCGGGGGGTGCCGTCGAGGACGACCTGGACGTGGGGTGTGTCGCTCACGCCTGTCTCCCAGTCGGCGGGGACCTGGACGCCACAGTCGGCGTCGGGGATGAGCTCGTCGAGGTAGTCGACGACGAGGCGCTCGACGTCGGGGTACTGGACGGCGAGGCGGGTCATCGGTGGGTGACCTCGAGGCCCTGTGACGCCGCGGCGCGGGTGAGGATGCCGTCGCGGACCTGCCAGATGCGGCCGCGGGTGTCGCGGATGGTCACGGACGATGCGGCGCGGTCGGTGCGGTAGTCGTCCACCGCGACATCGGCCGCGTCCGCATCGGCAGGGAGGCGAGCGCCGACGTCAGTGGCGATCGCCACGGCGGTCTCGTGGACGGCGTTGGCGACCTCGGGCGAGTTGAGGATCTCAGCGATGCCTCGGTGGTCAAGCTCGATCGACGGTTGAGGCACCGCGCACCTCCTCGATCAGGGCGGCCATGACGGTCCGGGAGCGAGCGTTGGCGTAGCGCCGGCCGAGGGCCCGGTTCGCTGGGTTCCCGATGATGCGCGTGTGCCGGGGCTCAGCTGGATGCCAGAGGTGGACGAGGTCGGCACGGCCACGCCACGGGGACCCGACGAGCATGCGGAGTGCCCGCGCCCAGGCGGCGTCCTCTTGTCCCCATCCGACGAACCGCGGGTCGGGTGGAGCGGTGTCGAACGCCCCGGCGGCCAGCACCAGGAGGGTCCCGGCTTCGTGGCCCCGGTAGGGCCGTGAGTCCTGCGCGTTGTCGGTGGACAGGTTGAGGTCGTGCCAGTCTCGGCCGCCGAAGACGACGAGGGTGGAGGACTCGGCGAGGCGATGGATCAGCAGGTGCGGGATGGCCCATCCGCCGACCCGTTCGACGTGGTCGACAGCGTCACCGATGCCGTCGCACCAAGTGTCGGCGTCGGCGCAGACGAGGACGTCGGCGTCGGTCTTCGATCTGGCGTCGAGGAGGGCTTGGGTGCGGGAGAATCCTTCGACGTCGGCGGTGCCGGTGACGATCTCCCAGCCGGGGTGCACCTCCCGGTAGCGGTTCTGGACCCAGGCCCACGCCTTCTCGCGCCACGGGCAGCCGGGCTTCCATGGAACGAGCACCGCGACGGTCACGGTCAGTACCCCTTGCCGGTGCGTTCGCCGAAGTGGCGGACGATGGGCGGGTCGGCCGCCTTGCCGAGGTAACCGGCGGTGCGGCCGTCGGTGAGGACCCGGCGGGAGAATCGGTCCTCGGAGTGGGGGACGTTGGGCCAGTCGTGTTCGGTGAGGAACTGGCGCGTCGTGAGGTGGGGGTTGGTGGTGAAGAACCGGGTGTGGTCGCACCAGCCGTCGCGGTCGGTGAAGGCGGCGGGGTGCTGCTCCATGAACCCGCCGACCTTGAGCTCGGCGGGGAACCATGGTTGGCGCTTGAGGGCCAGCTGCGTGAGCTGCGGGTTGGCCCGGAGGATCGCTTGGGCGTGTTGGAGATCGATGGGCTGGTTGAACGTGAAGTCGTCCTCGAGCCAGAACACGAACGGGTGGCCGATGGCGATCGCGGCGTTGCGTCCGCGGGTGACGTTGGCGGCGAACCCGCCGGGCTTGCCGGTGATGATCTCGAAGCCGGGGAAGGTGTGGCGGAGCCACGCCTGGTAGTCGATGTCGCTGGAGTCGTCGGAGATGATCCGGGTGGCGATGTCGCCCTTGAGGTTGGCTTCGGCGGATGGGATCGTCTCGGCGATGCAGCCCCGGCGGCCGTGGGTGACGACGACGAGGGTGATCCCGTCGGGTCTGCGGGTGACGAGCTCGGCCATGGCGGCGGGGTCGAGGGTCGCCCAGTAGCGGTCGGCGAGGAGCTTGGACGCCTTGTAGAGGGGAGCCTTGGTGTCGCGCTCGGGTGAGTCGGGGTGCCAGAGGTGCCAGACGGTGCCGGGGGTCCGGTCGATGCCGCCGCCGAGCACGCGGCAGGCTTGGGCGAACGCGACGTCGTCGTGGCCCCAGCCGACGAACCGTTCGTCGAACCCGCCGACGGTGTCCCAGAGGCGACGGGGGACGGCGAGGATCGACGAGAGGTGGTCGGTCATCTTGTAGCGGGCGCCGGGTTCCCACGTGCCGGAGTGTCCGGCGAGGACCCGGTCGGTCATGCGGTGGTCGAGGTTGACGTAGCGGTCGAACGCGAGGGTGAGGCGGCCGGTGGTGTGAGCTGCGTCGATGGCGGCGGTGATCTGGTCGGGTTCGGCGACGACGTCGGAGTCGATGATGAGGGCGACGTCCCAGTCGCCGGCGGCCTGGGCGGCGGTGTTGATGGCGGTGGAGCGGTTGAAGGGGCCGTCGAGGTGTTCGCCTTCGTGGATCGGCCAGGCGAACCGGTCGCTCCACCAGGTGGAACAGAACGACCAGAGCTCGTCGCGCCTCCCGCCGTCTGGCCGGCGTGGGACGCAGATCGCTACCTGCAGCGGGCGAGCCACCGCTCGTAGTCCCTGGGGTAGTCGAAGTCGTCGGTCTCGTCGTCGATGATCGTCTGGCCGGGCGTGTCGACCAGGAGGTCGGGGTCGTCGAGGTCATCGTCGGCGAAGCCGAGCGTGGCGGCGTAGTGGGTGCGGATGTGGGTGGTGTGGAGGAGCCCGTCGCACCATCCCTGGAAGACCCGCGCGGCGCTCGCGCAAACCGAGTCGTGGTCGTGTGGCCAGAACGACACGGCGAAGGATTCGTCCCACTCGTGGCCGGTGATGGCCGAGGGCCCGGGCCGCCGGTAGTAGTGGACGCCGTCCGCGCCGTCGACGATCGTGGCCATGGCCTGCTCGGTGTAGAAGCAGTCGCCCCAGAGGAGCACCGTGCGGTCATCGGGAGCCCAGAGCCGGCGGGTGGCGAAGAACTTGTCCTGGTCGCAGCCAGTCGGCGCGGGGCGTTCGAGGGTGACGAGGAGAGCGCCGTCGACAGCGAAGGACTCGTCGGGGCCGACCACGACGGGTTCGATGCCGTGCTCGGCGAGGAGGCGGACGGTGCGGTGGAGCACCGGTTCGCCGTCGACGACGCAGACGAGCTGCTTTGGGCCGCCGAGGTAGTTGTCCCACCGCCAGCCGTTGCCCTGGGCGAGGACCAGAGCCCTCACTTGGGCTTCCACAGGTGGGGATGCACGAGGTGGGGGCAGCGGTCGAGGGGGAGATCGTGGCGGCCGAAGATGAGGAGGTTCTGGCGGTACCAGGGTTCGATGCGGTCGTCGTCCCAGAGCTCGAGGCGGAGGGCGCCGGAGCCGGGGAAGCCGTGGGTGGCGAAGCGTTCGGCCCAGTAGGCGGGGGGCTGTTCGTTGACGTGGCCGGTGCCCCCTTGGCCGGGGATCGCAGCTGAGAAGGCGACGGTGGGGGCGAGGGTGCAGAGCCAGGCGACGAGCCGGTCGGCGTAGCGGGGGGTGACGTGCTCGGCGACCTCGAGGCACACGGCCAGGTCGTGAGCACCGAGGTCGGGGTAGGGCGGCCGGGAGAAGTCGACGTGGACGACGCCTTCGACCCAGGGTCCATCGACGCGCGTGGTGGTCGCGCCGAGGGCCTCGAAGGCGTCGGCGAACCATCCTTCACCGGCGCCGACATCGATCACGGTCGTCGGGTGGAACAGGTCGACGAGCCGGGGAGCGAGCACCGCAGCGGAGGACTGCGCGCCGGCCCGGACCCGTTCGCGCCACCGGTCGGAGTAGAGCCGGCTGGTCACCCTGCCGCTCGCTTCAAGGCGACCTCGAGGCCGGCTTCCCAGCCGGTGTGGTGGTGCTTCCACTGTCCGGGATCGCCATCGAGGTCGTACAGCACGCCGTCGACTTCGACCTGGTCGATGTGCTGGAGGTCAGTGCCATACGGCGCGATCAGCGTGAGGCCGACGATGACGCCGGAGCGACCGCGTTCGTCGACGTCGGCCGAACTGCGGGGGTAGACGGAGGCGCCCTCGATCGTGAGCCGGGCGGGCTCGTCGTCGCTGGGGTCGCCGTAGCGGTCGTGCGTGGGCGCCTCGCGGCGTAGGCGGACGACGGTGGCGTTGCCTACGGCCACAGGGAGAAGGGGTCCTCGGCTTCGACGAGCCCGTCCCAGGTGTCGCAGCGGACGGAGGGGGTCTCCATCGGGCCGCGGGTGGTCTGGATGACGCCGATGCCGGGCGAGTCGAGAGCGTGACGGATGACGAGCTTGTCAGCCGCGGTGAGGTAGATGCGCGCCGCGGCGTCGGCACCGAACGAGCGGGCGAACGGGCCAGCGGACTCTTGGGTGACGCCGTCGGGGTTGCGCGACGCGCGCTCAACCATGCCGACGACGACGCCGGGGATCTGGCCGGGGACGCCGGCAAGCTCGTCTCCGTCGTCGTTGAGCCAGTCGGTTCGGGCGTAGGCCCGCACGAGCTCCGACGCCTGTTCGAGGCGGCCGTCGGCCTGGGCCGGGTTGGCGATGGTCGCGCCGAGGAGGCGCTCGAGGTCATCGACTGTCGCGAGTGCGGGTCGGGCCACGAGCGCCTCCCTTCGGCGTTAGCTCAGTTGCTCTAGGAGCCGCTGAGGGTGAGCTTGACGGCGCGCACGAGGATCGGCTCGTCCTCGCCGTCCACCGAGGCGACGAACCGCCCGTCCTCGTCGATCGTCCCGGAGTCGAGCGTCGTGCTCGTGCCCATGAACGTGTCGGTGAGGAGCCGGTCGACGGGGCCGCCGGAGCCGGTCGGGTCGTAGTCGCGCAGGGTCCGGAGCTGGAGGCCCCGGTAGGTGCGCTTCTCGCCCCAGGATGCGCCGGCGGGGATGTCGGGTGCGACGAGCGCGAGCGGGAACGCCGTGATGTGCGCCGCGATCGCGATGTCGGGGTCGAGGCCGATGGCCGTGACCGCGGTGAACCCCGCGATGCGGCCGATGATCGCCTCGCGGAGCGCCTCGCTCGAACCGGACGTGTCGAACTTCGAGAGGCGGTCCGACTTGAGGATGGCGCCCTCCACGTTCGACCCCACGGCGAGGAACCGCTGCGACGCGGGCACGCTGTGGTTGTTGAGCGCGAGGCGGGCGTCGACGAGCCCGAGGTACGGGTCGTTCTCGTCGAGGTCGACCGTGACCTCCGGGGTGGCGGCCGCCATCTCGGTGCCGACGAGGGAGTCGACCTTGCGCACGACGCCACCCATCGCCGGGGCGGTGACCTGCTCCCCGAAGTTGGTGATGTCGAGGGTCATCTCCTCGTCAGACACGCCGATCGCCTTGTAGACGTGGGTGTCGAGGGTCACGTTGACCGAGGTCTCCGTGAGCTCGTCCACCGTGATCGCGCCGCCGCTCCGCATGGTGCGGGTCCGGGCCTCGGTGAACGCGGGCACCTTGAGGGTGACGGTGTCGTCCTTCGCCCCCTTGAAGCGATCGGCGCCGAGATCACGCCACGTGAACTGCGCGAGCACGGTGTCTCGCTCCAGGACGCCGAGCATCTGCGCGACGACCTGTTCTGCCTTGATGAACTCGTTGGCCACGGGAACCTCCTTGGGTTCGAGGGTGGACCGCTGGCGGCTCCGTGGCCGGTGCCGTGCGGCAGGTCAGAAGCGCGGGACGTTCGCGGCGAGCTTCGACGGGTCGGTCTCGACTGCTTCCTCGGTGGTGGGGTCGCCTCCGCCGCGGAGATCGGGCTTCGGCTGGCGCGACGGCGGGCCGCCCTTGCGGGTGGTCTCCTCCGTGCTGCTGACGGGGAACGCCTCGAGGATCTCGTCGGCATCAGCCTCGAGCTCCTCACGGCTGGAGCCGGCCAGGCGCTTGGCCTGCGCGGCGGTGAGCCCCTTCGCCGTGGCCACCTCGGCACGCAACGCGCGGGCTTCGGCGGTCTCGGACGTCTTGGTGAGCTCCTCGACCTTCTTGGTGAGCTTGTCGATGGCGCTCGTGCTCTCCGCCTCCTGAGCGTCGAGCTTCTCGGCCTTGGCCTTGAGCTCGTCGTAGTCGGCGTACTTCTTCCGCTCCTGCGCGAGGCGGGTCTCGATGTGTCGATCGAGATCCTCTTGCGTGAAGCTCTTGTCGCCCGTGGGGGTGGGCTCTTCCTTGGCCACGGTGGGCCTCCCTTGCTCCGGCCGTTTGGGCGCTGGCCGTTGGCGCATCCCCGCGTGCGCGGGTGGATCGTCAGGAGGCGAGGAGGCGCCGCATGTTGGCGAGGGTGTCGCCGCCAGCTGCCTTGGCTTCCTGGTAGAGCTGGGCGTACCGCTCGGAGCCGGCGGGGAGCGCCGAGTCGGGGCGGTAGATCGGTTCGGCGTTGCACGAGCAGTGGTCGTGCGCTTGGAAGTCGACGGTGTCTTCGCGGTACACGGCGCCGCGGGAGGCGAGCGTGGCGCAGAAGGCGCATGCGGATCCTGATGCAGCGCGGGCCCAGCCGACGGCGTCACGGTCAGCGCGGACCATCTCGACGATCGTCTCGCGGCCGCCGTTGAGCGCGAGGCGCATCGCGGCGGACGCTGAGGTGGCCTCGGCCGTGCTGAGTGCTCGGACGAGCGGGACGCCGCGCGCCAGGGCGGACCGCAGTCGGTAGGGGCCGGTGACGAGGAGCGACGTCGTGACCTGGGCGGTGGGGAGGGACTCGGCCAGGACGATCGGAGCGGGGACGCCGGTCTCGAGCGTCTTGAGCGTGGTCGTGTAGTTGGCGGCGAGACGGGCCGAGCTCGTGCGCTGTGCTCGGACGATCGGGACGGCGGCGGAGAGCCACCGGTCGAAGCTGCCGTCGAGGTTCGTTGGGTCCAGGAGTGGCCAGAGGGTCCGCATCCGGGCGACGGTGCGTGCGCCGAGCCGGGCCTGGGCGAGGCGGTGGGCTTCGGTGAGCCGGCGTCCTTGGACGGTGGCAGCCACCTAGGTCAGCTGGGGTTCGAGACCGGCCTCGAGGCGCTCGAGCAGCGCATCCATGCCGCCCTGGGCTTCGAGGCGGGCCTTGGCCTCGTCGACGTCCTGCTTCGAGAACCCGGGGACCTTGGCCCAGAGGAGCTCGGGCGGGAACCCGAGCATCTGCGCCAGCTTCCCGAGGGCGTCGACGGCCTGAGCGAGCGATCGGATCGAGGTGTCGGCCCAGCGGACCTCGGCCATGAAGTCCGCCGCGCCGTCCGCGTTGCCGGCGAGGTGCTCGGCCAGGCGAAGGAGCTGCTCGTGGGTCTCCCCGATGGTGTGCTTGGTCTCGCCCGACTTGGCGGTCTGCGATGACTTCGCGGCGGCCAGGGCCTCAGCGCTCATGTTGGACATCTGGCCGAGGAGCTCGAACGCGGGGGTCTGAGAGACGGCGGCGAGGTCGGTGAGGTCGCGCTCCTCGCCCTTGATGAACCCGTCGAGCGGGGTGGCGGGCAGCGATCCGAACTGGGTGTCCTTGTCCGGCGCGGTGAGGATGTCTTGCGCCTGGAGCCGCATGAGCGCGGTGGGGACGGTGACGCCGGCCTCGTCGGCGGACTTCGAGAGGTCCATGCCGGCGATCGTGCGCACGACCCACGATGCGAAGCGCTGCACGACGAGCCGGTCGAACACGGTCTGGTCGATCCGGCCGAGGAGCGGGATGAACGGCTCGACCTCTCCGCAGGAGCGGCCCTCGAGATCGAAGCGGTTGGTGTACCGGACGACCGGGCAGACACCGGCGCCGTGTGCGGACTCGCTCCGGTGGGTGGGCTTCGTGTCGAGCCCCGAGGCGACGAGGGTGTGCTCGAGCTCGTCGTCGAACACGCGGAACTCGAAGGTCCCGTTCTTCTTCTTGCGGACCTTCCCGGCGACGTAGGGCCACTCGTCGGCGGCTGGGTCCTCGTAGAGGGCGATCATGTCGCGGGGCGAGACGCCGCGCATGGCCGGCATCGGGTCGCCGCTGAGGGTCTTGCCGGGGAGGCAGGTGGCGTAGGAGATCCCGTACTGCAGGGTCGCTCGATGGACTGCGACCTGGCGGCCGTCCCAGCCGTTGGCCTGCCAGATGCGCCAGGCGGTCGCGTCGTCGGGTTCCTCGGGGCGGCGGTACCCCTCGACGTAGAGCGTCTGCGCGACCGAGGTGACGATGAGCGCACCCCACGGGGCCTGCGAGCGCGCGGCGAGCTCCTTGTATTCCGGGGTGGCGGCGCGCGGCTTGTGTGGGGCGTCGTGGTCCCAACGTGCCCATCGGTCGATGCGGTCGAGGCGCTGACGTTCCTTCCGCCACTCGGGGATGATCTCGTCGGCCACGATGGCGGCGACGTCGGACTTGGTCATCGCCACGGTGCCGTCACCTCCCTCATCCGACGTAGACGACGCCGGATCGCGTCTCTCGGGTCTTGCCGCTGTTGAGGACCAGGCGCCGGCCGAGGCCCGCTCCGACCATCCCGACGGCCAGGTCGACCAGCTGCGACGAGTCCCGCGTGCGCTTCCCGAGCGACACGCCCCACTGGTTGGGGCGGCGGCGGGCGTTGTGCACGTGCGACCGCATCATCGAGTTGCCATCCCAGGTGAGCGTGCCGGTCTCGTCGATCTCCGCCGCGGTGAGCTCGGCCTCTTCGGTGAAGAGCCGGTTCCGGTCGCGCCCGCCGGGGACCGAGAGCCGCATGTCGAACTTCACCGACGAGCCGCCCTTGCCCGGGGTCGCCCAGATGAGCACCCGCTCGCGGAAGTCTCGGTGCCACTCGTCGACGAGCTCACCCCAGTACGACGCCTCGGTCTCGTCGTCGCGCGCCGGGGACGGGTCGACGCCGCACCAGAGCACGTCGTAGGTGTCGAAGGTCTCACGGAGCTTGGCGTCGACCTCGTGCCGCGGGGCGAGCCAGCCGGTCCCGCGGTCACCGTGCGGCCGCTGCCAGTGCCCGAGCGTGAGGCGGTGGCCGTCCGACATCCGGGCGGCGACGATCACCGTGGCATCGGTGCTCTTCGAGCAGTCGACGAACACCGCCAGGGCCTCGCCGTCGGCGACCACCGTGGCCGGCCGGGCCAGCGTGTCGAACGCGCGGGGATTGACCCAGGCGGTCTCGTTCGTTGGGAGGGCGTTGAAGTAGTACCGGACCGAGGCGGCCGCCGGCGTCCGAGGGTCCTGGGCGTCGTCACGGATCCGCTCGAGGTCGGTCCACGGCGAATCGGCGTAGGCCGCGGCGATCCCGGCTTCGAGCTCCTCGGGCACGTGGAGCCGGAGGTGCGGCGGCGCCTCCCGCGAGTCGTAGAGGATGTCCGTCCGGTGAGTGGCGCCGGCGACCTGGAGCTGCCACGCATCGAACGACTGCTCAGCCTCGGACTCCTCACCCGGGAGGTGAGCGTTCGTGAACTCCAGCGCGGCACCGGCCACCCGGAGACTTCGCCGCGTTGCGCCGGCCGACCGCCGCGACCTTCCGGCCGCCCGAGCTCTCCGTCATGTGGTGGGTCTCGTTCAGGAGCACCGCCGTCGCGGGGTCGCCCTCCGTGGACTTCTCCGAAGCGGTGAGGAGCTCGATGAGCGACCCGTTGCCGAACTGCGTGCGGGTGATCCCGTCGTCGACGCCGAGCTCGAGGCGCAGCTGCGTCGTGACCATCCCGTTCGCCACCCGGAGGACGTCTTTCGCCTGGGCCTCGGAGTTGGCGCCGAGCTGCACCAGCGCCAGGCCCGCCGCGCGCCCGATCGGCCGGCCATCGTCCCAGTCCTCGAGCACCACGGGACCGTTCGCCTCGATGTGAGCGATGGCCGCCATGAACGGGTCCTTGCCCGTGCCCTTCGCACCCCGCTTCACCCCCGACCGGTAGAGCCACCGCCCATCGGGCCGCACCGCGTACCAGAGGTGCAGGAACCGGCGCTGCCCGGCGGTGAAGTTCCACGGCGTGAGGTCGAGATGGTGACGGAGCCGCGGGCCCTCGAGCCCGGGGATCTTCGGGATCGGCTGGCCCCAGCACCAGCGGATGATGTCGGGCGCGAGCGACGGCGGAAGCTCGGCCAGATCCGCCGGCCACGGGAGCGTCATCCACGCCCCGGTCGCGTCGTCGATCCAGTAGCCCGGGAGGAGCTCAACCGCCTCCTCAGCCTCGACCGTAGTCACTCGCCGTAGAGCTCCCGATAGTCCTCGAGCTGCGTCACCGGCGCGACCGGCTCATCATCATCCGGCGGCGGCCCGGTGTCCGGCTGCAGGTAGCGGATCCGGAGATCGCGCCGCGCATCCATCGTCGTCCCCAGGATCTTCTCCCGCTGACGCAGCTCGGCCGCCGCCGCCGACGTGCCGTTGTCGTGGAACTCCGCCGCGAGCATCGCCGTGTCGATCGCGAACGACCAGTCCGCATCCGACCACCGCACGCAGTGCGGCATCGTCGAGATCGCCTTCCACCACGCCTTCGTCCGAGTCGGCCACGGCCGGCCACCGACGCGCTGTCGCGGGAGCCGCGGCCCACCGACGAACGGGACGTCGAGCACCTCCGTCCACTCGACGACCGGCGCGTTGTGGTTCCGAGGGTTGGCCTTCGGCTTGCGACCTGCGATCGGCACGAAACTCACCCCCTCGCGTGGACCTGAGATTCATCCGCACAGTCAGCCGCTATGCCGACCGAGGAACGTGCCGGGGGTCGCGGGGGTCACCCCCCACCCCTCAAGCCTGGGTGTTGCTCGGGTGCTCGTCGTGCGCTCTGTTGTCGTCGTGCGGCCTGCGCTTCGCGTTGCGTCTTGGCGTCGTGGCAGGGGTGGCAGCGGGGGCCGAGGTTGGTGCGGTCCCAGTTGTTGCGGTTGCCGTCGACGTGGTCGAGCTCGAGGTGGTTGGCGGTGAACTGGTATTGGCAGTCGAGGCAGCGGTGGTCGTGCTCGGCGAAGATGGCGAGCCGCGTCTTGCGGTAGCCGGATGGGTGCCAGTTGGTGCCGTGGCGGGGGGAGGTGCTCCAGGCCACCGGGGGATGCTCAGTCGCTCGCCGGAGCCAGTAGTTGCAACCTGAGCGGGAACGGTACTTCACGGGTGAAGTCGTGGAAAGGATGCTGGTCAGCGGGGGTGTGGCTCATCGGGGTGTGTTCGCCTTGCGCTTGCCCTTTGAAGTGGTGCCCATGGCGGTCTGCCAGGCGGTGATCTCGGCGGGGGTGAAGCGTCCTCGGTCGGGTCGGAGGCCGGTCTTGCGGACGGCGTTGCGGAGGGTGTCGAGCTCGGTGGTGAGTCGGTCGACGTCGAGGAGCTTGCGGCTGTTGGTGGGGAGGGGCTGGTGTTCGAGGGTGGCGGATCCGTCTTGGCCGGTGAGGGTGCGGTTGACCTGTCGGGCGAGGGCTTCGAGGACTTCGGGGGAGGTGGCGTCGGCGCTGGTTTCGCGTCGGGTGGTGATGGTGCCGGGGCCGAAGAGGTGGGTGGCGTTGGCGCGTGCGTCGGTGATGGTGTCGGTGGCGGCTTCGACGTGGAGGATGGCTTGGGCGAGGTCTTCGTAGGCGGTGCGGAAGCGGGGGTCGCCGTGGTTGTCGAGGTCGATGCCGACGGCGGTGGGGTCTCCTCCGGTGACGCGTTGCTTGGCGCGGTGGTCGGCGTGTCGGTACCAGCCGAGGGTGTGGAGGTCGGCGAGCTCGTCGAGGGCGGCGGCGAGTCGGTGGATGGCGCGGTGGCCGGCGTTGCGGGTGGTGTCGATGCGGGGAGCGGTCACTCGTCGGGCTCCTGGTGCTCGTCGTCTTGGTCACGGTCCGTGGGGTCACGGTCGGTGGTGGGGGCGTCGTCGGGGCGTTGGAGGAAGGGGATGTCGTCGCGCATCTGGGCGATGGCGTCTTGGGCGAGGTCGCGGTTCTCGTCGGGGATGAGCGGAGGGTCGGGTGGGTCGAAGTCCGGTTGGGCAACCGATCGGGCGTCGGTGGGTGTCGGTAGGTGGGTGGTGGTAGGTGGTAGGTCAAGGGATGAATCGTTCGCCTGTTCGATTGGGGAATCAGGTGGGCAATCGATTTGGGCCGACCTGCGGAAACGGTCTGCTTCTGGCGGGTGGTCGTGGTCGAAGAGCTCGGGGGGCATGTTGTCGACGGCGATCTTCCGGAGCCGGGCGCTGGCGATGGCTTCCCAGGCGCCCCAGAGGCCTTTGCGGAGCTTGGGGTTGGCGATCGGGATACCGTCGTTCTTGGTGAACGATCGGACCAGGAGCTCCCTCGTGTCGGCGTCGACGCAGACGAACCCGGCGGCTTCGAGGCCCTTGAGCCCACGCTGGATGTCACTCTCCGTGATGTCGGAGGCGAGGAGGGACCAACGGTCGGGGAAGAGGTCGATGCACCCGGCGAGGTTGATCCTGGACTGGCTGACGAGCATCTCGAAGGTCCACTGCTCGAGGTAGCGGAGGGCCCGGTAGTCGTCGTCGCGCCAGATTGAGCAGAGGATCTTGCCGTGGGTGCGTGCCATCAGCTGGGGGCCTCCTCGACGGTCGCGAGCGACGGGATGATGCGTTCCCACGTCACGCCGCAGTCGGGGTTGCTGCATGCCCAGCCGGCGCCGTGCGGGTACACGTCGACGTCGCCACAGCGCGGGCAGGTGGTCACGGGCGCGGCCTCCATCAGCGGGTCTCGTCCTAGTGGTCGGGGTGGAGGCAGTCGGGCGCGCACTGCCAGGTGAGGTCGGCGTACTTCTCGTGCTCGACGTAGGTGCCGACGTGGAGCTCGGTGCGGGTGGCGGTGTCAGCCATCGGGCACCTCCCGGGTCCCGCCGTTGCGCGGCACTGGAACGAATCGGGCGCTACGGAGCGTCACCCTAGATCAGCTCCTCGATCTGGCCATCAGGGTGGACCCAGCGGGCGTCCCTCTGGCGCATCTTCATGCCGTGGATGTGTGCCAGCCGGGAGGTCAGGCGGAAGCCGTCCGTGAACTTGCCGGGCCGCTTGTTCCAGGCGTCACCGAGGCGGTTGACGACCTCCTCCTCGCTCAGATCCCACTCGACTCGGAGTGCGGCGACGATCGACCGAATCAGATCCTCGTCGTCGGCCTTCGATCGTTGGAGGGAGATCAGGCTGGCGCACTGGCCGTGGTAGAGGCCGGGCATGCTGCGCCACTTCCGCCAGCCGATGCCGGGGCTGTCCCACTGGAACGAGACGTTCGGGCTGCCCTTGCGGCCGCACTCGGCGCAGCGGTCGAACAGTCGGCGGCGCCAGGCTTGGAGCCACGGGATCTGGATGTGCCAGTGGTGGACGTGCCACTTCCACGAGCGGTCGGCCTGCCAGTTCCCGGCCCGGTCCTTCTTGGAGTGCTTGCAAACATCGCCTGAGTCCCGCCCGCCGGGCTCGATGTGCCAGATGGTCGCCAGGATGCCGAGCGCGTACACGCGCCCACCGAGGGCGAACGTCCAACCTCGGGGGCGCCACCAGCGGTAGACGGGCTCGCCCAGGTTCTCGGCATTAGTGCGGCGACGACGGGTGAAGCCCCACCGCCCGCCGTCGTAGTGCTTCTCGCTCCACTTCTGGCGATGCGGGATCGGTGACGGGATCTCGTGGGCGACCACCATCGGGTCATGCATGGGTCTGCTCCTTCGGCATGGCGTTCTCGGCGACGGAATGGAGGTGGGCGAGCCGGGGCTTCCCTGCTGTCCCGCGCATCACCGCGTCCAGGGCGGATCGCATGAGGGCGTGCTCGTCCTCAAGGCGGGCGTATGTGGACTCACGGAGGGCAGCGCGGGCATCGTCAGCGAGCCGAGCTAGCGCCCGCTCGCGCTCCGCAAGCTGCTCTCGCAGAGCCGCTATCTGCTCGTCCTTTGGGACCAGCCGTGACGGATCGCGCGGGACATCATCGCCGTTGAGGTCAGCTGGCACGGGCGAGCTCCTCGGGTGTTGGCCACCACAGGTCCAGCGCGAGCCGCTCTCGGCGTGTGACGTCGTCGGGCTGGTTGAAGAGGTCGCGGCCGTTGACGACGAGCTCACCGAGGCACCAGAGGAGGTAGGCGTCGGCTTCGTCGTCGTTGGCGGGGTCTCCGCCGGCGTCGAGGGCGGCCTGGACCATGGCGGGCTTGTCGGCTGCGCCGTTGTCGGTGGCGTACTTCTTGAGGGTGGCTGGGGGGACCTCGACGACGTGGCAGCGGAGCCGCTCGAGGGCGAGCTCGGCGCAGCCGGCCCACTTGGCTCGGCGCCACTTTCCGAGTTCGCCTGGTGAGTGGAGGCTGGGTCCTTCGACGATGGCGACCTGGGGGTTTTCGGGGTCGAGCGCGCGCCAGAGCTTCCCGAAGAGTTCGTTGAGGCGGCGTTGGGTGATGCCGGTTCGGTCGGGGCGGATGGTGGTGGTGGTGCCGTCGGGGAGCGCTAGGCCGGTGGAGACGAGGGACAGGTCGAGGCCGATGATGCGGGTCATGCCGGTGCCTCGTCGAGGTAGCGCCACTCGATGCGCCGGCACTCGATCCGCATGAACTCGACCTGGGTGCGCGGGTTGTAGCCGTGGGTGGAGAGCCAGAAGTCGCGGAAGTCGACGACGTCCATGGCGCCGAGCCCCTCGAGCTCGATCTCGTGCTCGTCCACGAGGTGGAGGGGCTCGACGCGGACGTCGACGACCTCGACCTCGGCGACGACGACCTGCTGGGCGCCCTTGGGGAGGCCCATGCCCTTCTCGATGAGCGTGAGGCGGTCGCCGGGCTCCAGGGACGTCCAGGAGGCGGCGTGGCGGCGTGTGACGGTCTTGGTGCGCGCCTGGACGGCGTCGAGGGTGAGCGAGACGCTCATTCGGCGGCTCACTGTGGGATCTCCTCACGGGTGGCCGGCAGCCAGCGACCGATGTCGGGGTTCGGGCGGTCGACGAGGTCGGCGCCGGCTTCGTCCATCGCTTCACGGAGCGCGGCCTGGGCGTGCGCGACGTCCTGGTCGGCGTTGGCCTCGGTGTGGCGCCATGGGGCGGTCCAGCGCTTGGTGCCGTCGACTTCGCGGTAGGCGCGGAACCCGTGTCGGTCGGCGATGACGCCGTGGCGGATGTGGAGGATCCCGGGCGCCGTCACGTGGTTGGCTCCTCGACTTCGAGGTGGTGGATCGGGAGGCCGCCCCACGTGGTGAGCCAGAGCGTCCCGCCGCGTGCGAGGTGCGCGAGTTCGATCTCGTCGAGGCGGTAGGCGACGTGGTGGCATGCGCCGATGGCGGGCTCTTGGCCTTCGCGTTCGACGACGATCGCGGAGATGAGCGCGGGGCAGGGGATGACGTCGGGGGCTTCGTCGGGGCCGCCGATGACGGCGGGGAGGCATTCGACGCCGTCGCGTGCGCGCCACATGGCGATCTGTTCGGGGGTCGCCTCGACCGGCCTCACGCAGCGCTCCGTTCGTAGACCCACCAGGAGCCGCGCTCAGGGTGGGGATGGTGGTGGGGACCGAGCGGCGCGAGCCGTGCGCGCCATGCGTTCGGGTACTTCGCGGACTCGACGGGGAGCACCTCGACGACGCGCCAGTGGTTCCGTGGGCCGGCGATGATCTCTCCGACGTCGGGAAGTCCGGCGCCGGGGGTGCGGCCCTCGGGGGCGTTCCATCGGTGCTCGACGAGCCGCGGCCTCGTCATAGGAGCACCCCTTGCCGCTCACGGTTCGTGCGCTCGATCGTCTTGGCGGCGTGCCTCGACTCGAAGATGCGCCAGCGAGCGAGCCGCAGGTAGTCGTTGCTCAGGTCGAGACCGATCCCGACGCGGCCGAGGGCGCGCGCGACCATGACGGTCGTGCCGGTGCCTGCGAACGGGTCGAGCACGACGGCGGGGCGCGTGGGCGCACTGGCATCGGCGCACTCGCAGCCGTAGCCGGTGATGGTCGAGCGGATGCTCGTCTGCTGGTAGCCGGGCTTGTTCCAACCGCCACCGGTTGATCGAGAGAGATCCTGGCTGTGCGGGCGGCCGGTGCTCGGAGCGTCTCGGTAGGTCTCGTGGTCGACCTCGACGACTGGGGTGCGTGCGGATCCGCAGCTCGTGCACCAGCCGGTCGGTGACCAGCCCATGATGATCCACCGGGGCCACTCCTGGGGGAACGCTGCGAAGTGCTCCACCTCCAGGTGAGCGGGCACGCGCACGGCCTCGGACTGCACCGATCGCACTGAGCCGGGCACGCGGCCGAGCGGGTTGAACTGGGTCTCGCCGAAGTAGCCGCCCGCGTTGCGGACCCCGGTCTCCATCGCCCGCTGCTCCTTCCCAGGCGGAGCGCCGTCGCTCCGCCTGGCGTGCGTGCCTCCCGTGTGCGGTTCGCGGATCTCGTCGCCAGCTGCGAAGTAGTCGCCCAGCTTGGTGAGGTGAAACCAGAACTCGTGGGTGTCACGGGTCCGGTCGGTGACCGGCTCGGGCAGCCCGTTGGGCTTCGACCAGACCTGGTCCTGTCGGACGATCCAGCCGAGGCCGTCGGGGTCGGCCTGGCCGTCCTCGCAACCGATCGCGTATCGGTGCGGGAGGAGCATCTTCGACTTCGGGCGGCCGAACCCCGTCTGTTCGTAGGAGCGCTTGCCGGCGCGCGAGCCCTGCACGCGAGCTTGCCCGGGGATCGGCCTGCCGGAGGAGCGGCGGCCAGTGAGCCCGGAGGTCGTGCCGGGAGCGCCGGATCCGCTGCGCTTGTCGCCGAGGTTGACCCACATCGAGCCGGTTGGCTTGAGGACGCGCCAGCACTCGGCGGTCACCGCCCAGAGCGTCTCGAGGAACTCCTGCGCTGTGGGCTCGCTCCCGATCTGGCCGTCGTAGTGCTCGCCCCCGTCGGTGTAGGACCGGAGGGACCAGTACGGCGGCGACGTGACGATCAGGTCGACGCTCTCGTCGGCGAGGGGGATGCGGCGTGCGTCGCCACGCACGAGAGCGGTCATCGTCGAGCGACCTCCCACCCCTCAGAGGTGAGCGTGATCCGGTAGCAGCGCTTGCCCTTGATCTCGCGCTCGATCAACCCGCGTTCGGCCAGCCGCACGAGGGCCTGCTTCGCGGCGGGAACGCTCTCGCATCCGGCGAGGTCGATGAGCTGCGTGGTAGCACGGCCGCCGATCGTGTCGACGTGTCGGCCGTGCGTTGATGCGAGCTGGTCGAGGAGCAGCTGCTCGGTCGTCCCGACCTTGGCACGCGTGGCCGGCTCTGTAGCGGGCTCCGGGGGCGGCGTGGCGGCCGATGCGGCGAGGTCGACGGTGACACCGTCCGGGACGACGATCGTGATGACGATGGTCTTGCTCACAACCGGCCTCCCGCGACGTCGACGTTCTCGATCCCGACCGCCGCGGCGGCGTGGAGCTCGAGTTGCTCACGCGACTCGGCGATCACCCGGGCGATGTCGGCCTCGGTGTCGATCGGGTCCTCGACGAGGGCCTCGGCGGCGTCCATGCCGAGATGGCGCGGGAACCGCAGACGACCCCACCCCGCATGAACGTCACGACCGACGATGGCCAGCTCGCGACCGCACGACGGACACGGCGCTGCGACCTTGCACGGTGCATCGGCGTGGGACCCCGGGCACCACTGCCGGGTGACCTGACGTCGCGGTCGCATCTCGACGCCCTCCGAGCGGAGCATCTTGCTGACGTTCCCGCGGTTGATCCCCAACGTCCGCTCGATCGCGGCGGTCGACATGCCGCCCTCGTAGAGGTCGATGAGCTCGGCGCGGTCAATGCTGCGGTGGTGCCGGCGGTGCTCGGCGGGGGTGAGGGCTATGAGGTTGTCCGGTCGGTTGTCGTCCTTCACCCCGTTGAGGTGATGGACGTGGGGCGCATCCGTGACTCGACCGTCGACCACTCGGTGCTCGTAGACCTCGACCGACTCTGTGGGCGAGAGCCACCATCGGAGCCGGATGTATCCCTCGGAGCTGCGGTAGCGGCCGGGTGAGCCCGCCGGGATCGGTTCACCAGGCTTGAGGGAGCGGATCTTGTTCTTGCTCATGTCTCCTCCGGGCAGCACTGGTCGGCTGGTCCGCCGTGGATCAGGCACCACCGGATGTGGGTGCGGTGGCCGGAGCCGCGGTCGAGGGAGACGTCGGTGACCGTCGGGGGTTCGAGCGCGGCGCAGTCCGCCGCGGCGGCCGATGCGCCGATGTCACACGCTGCGCGCTGCGTCGGGGTGAGCCAGTCGGGGGCGGTCATCGGAGCGGCGCCGAGGTGAGGTGCCAGCCCTTGCAGCGGCCGCACTCGTAGGCGCGGTGCGGCACGTGGTCACGGGTCGACTTCGAGGTCAGGAGGTGGAGCGCGTGGACGGCCTCGGCCTTGTCGTGGAACCGGCGCTTGCCGTTGCACGTCTTCGTCTTGGAGACCGCACGCGGCTTGGAGGGGATCCGCCGCCTCACGATGAAGCCCCCCCCTGCTCGTGGAGATGTACGCCTTGGCGGAGCCCTTCCATGAGGTCGGTGGGGGTCTCGCCGGTGCGGAGCTGGTGGGGCGACGGGAGGTTCGTGGTGAGGTGGGGGGCGTGGTGGCGGCACCGGTGCCAGAGAGCGTCGTAGGCGTCCTGCCAGGCAGCGAGGGCCCGCTCGAGGTTGGACGGCGGGGTGGCGTTGACGCCGACGCCCATGTCGCCCTGCCGGTGGCCGACCGGCGCGCAGCCTTCCGAGTCGCCCCAGCCCATCAGGCGTGCTTCCATCCGTCGCAGGCGCACGAGACCGTCGCGACCGTGCCGTGGGTGACGATCGCGTACCGGTGCGAGCAGGCGAACCGGCCGAGGAGCGCCCAGAGCCAGCCGGGCCGGCGGTGCGACGCCGCAACGTGCCCGCACCGGGCGCACAGTCGGGGACCGCCGTGCATCAGACCCCGAGCTCCTTGCGGATCAGCCGGACGATCCACGGCGAGCGTTCCCCGTGGTTCACCTCGCGGTTCAGGGCGCGTGCGACGTGGGGAGGGAGGTGCACGGACACGGAGACCGACTCGGCACCTGGGGGGCACGTGGGGGGCTCGTGGAGGAGCTTGCAGACTGGGCAGGCGATGCGGCGTCCCTGGTTCGCGATCGCTCGGGCGCGCGCTGGGCCGCGTCGGCGCTTCGCTTCGGCGGACCGGCCGGTCACGGTGCGCTCCGGGGTGCCACGGTGACGTCGTCGCCGTGGGGGCCGACGATGTAGGTGGTGGAGGGTGGGGTGGCGCCGCGGGTGTTGACGATCGCTGCGTAGGTGATGAGGAACCCGACGATGACGGCGATGAGCCCGGCGAGGAGTGTGTAGGCGGGGTCGACGCGGAGGGGTCGCCGGCTCATGGGTCGATCCCGCCGTTGCGCGGCGTGTCTGCGGGATCGCGAGGCAGATCGCGGGCGGTCAAGACGCACGCTCCGTGGGCGATTGCGTCAGCCGCATCTCATCGACAGGGATCAGCCGCTCCAAGCCCTCGCGGCAGAGCCGGTTCACGATCCAGTTGAACGACACCTCGCGGTCGCTCGCGGCCACCTGTAGCGCCGCATGGAGGTCAGGATCGAAGCGACAGCCAGTGTTGACCCGGCCATCGGGCGTGGTCTTGGGCCTACCCATCGGTCACCGCGTCGTAGGTCGCCTCGAAGATGTCGGGCTTGCACGGGTACAGCTCGCCCTGCACTCCACGGATGATCCAGTCGCCCTGGTCCGCCGTCATGGTCCCTTCGAGCGTCTTGATGAGCACCGCGGCAGGGTTGGCCCCGAAGATGACCTCGCCCTTGTCGTAGGCCGCTCTGAGCCACGTCGGCAGAGCCGTCCAGTCGCGGGCGGCGGCATGAAGCGCGTCGCTCGCTCGGACCGCTTCGATCACGACGGGCTTCTTGCGGAACTCAGGCATCGTGGTAGTCCTCCTGGCCGTAGCCATGCTCTGCGAGCGTCCAGTCCTTCTGGAAGTCGTCGGGCTCGCCATCACGGGCCTCGATCTGCTCGTCCGCCTCCTGCTTGCAGGTACGGCAGACCTCCAACGGGTGCCCGACCCGGTTGGTGCAACCGCCCCGATGGGCAGCGCAGCGGTAGCCGGGCGCACGTTCCGTGAGCGCCCCATCATCGCCGTCCTGGGAACGGTCCTGGTCAGGAGCCATCTTCGGCCTCCTTCATCGCCTTGCGGTGGAGGTCGGCGCCAACCGTCCACCCGCGGCGCCAGTCGCGAGCATCGGGACTCATGTCGCCCGCATCGTGGGGCGATTGGGTGACGGGCCAGCCGAGCTTCCCGTAGCGGAAGCCCTCCCGGTAGGCGGGACTGGACTCAGCCATCGGACTCCCCCATGTACCTCTTCTCGACGGTGAACGACCGCCAGTTGCCAATGCTCAACATGAGCGCACCGGCCAGCTCGGCGCTTCCTTCGTCGGGGCAAGGCCCCAGGTCGACAGGCACATCCCCGTAGGCGGGCACGCCCCTCGGGACATAGCCGAAGTGCATGTCGAACGGCCCGTGATCCAGCTCCACCGTGACGACGTGAAGGACACCATCCGCACGCTCCGTGCGTGGCCGTCTCTCGCCGTCCCGCGGAGGTGTCTCTGCGGCGCTCACCCGTCGACCTCATCCTCAAGCGGATCATCGAGCGCGGCGATCCCGCTGAGGATCCGCCAGAAAGCGGCGATCGACAGGAGCGCGAGCACGACGAGGAGCCCGAACCCCATCAGCCGTCGTCCTCGAGCCAGGTGAGCACCGCGACCTGCAGGTTGGCGTCGGCCTCAGCGAGCGAACCGATGTCGGTGGGCGGGACCAGCTCGTGCTCGTGTGCCCACCGGGTCGCGTACGCGAGGGTCTTGGACAGCGTCGAGCCCTTCGCCTTCACGTGCGCGCGCCAGCCCGCCGAGTCCATCTGCACGACCTCGGCCAGGTGCTCGTCGCCGGCGCCGGCGTCGTCGTTCGGGACCTCCGGCGCGTCGACCAGGCACCAGCCCTCGTCGTCCTGCTCGAGCCGGATCTCACCGACCTTGAGCCGGCGGAGAGCCTCGTCGACCATGTCGGCCTCGGTGTCGTCGAGCTCGTTCCCGGACGACTTGGCGCCGGCGGTGACCGCTGCGATGACGTGGTGCCGGTCGACGCCGAGCTCGTCGGCGCGCATCGCGATCTTCTGTGCGCGGCTCATCGACTGTGCGCCCTGCGCGCGGTCGACCTTGTCCTGGAGGTCTCGGACGACCGGCGGCGGTTCGGTGGGCTCGTCGTCGGGGAGCGGCGGGGGCGGCGTGTCCTCGTCGACCACGACGGCGTCGACGATGTCCTCGTCGTCGGGGAGCGGCGGGGGCTCGGGCTCCGGTCCCTCGCCGGCGGCCGCCCTCGCGCGGGTCGCCGCGCGCTTCTTGGCGGCGGGTGACGAGACCTTCTTGGCAGGAGCGGCGGCCGCGGTGGGCTCTTCGTCGTCGAGGAGCTGCTCGAAGTCGAACCCGTCGGCCAGCTCCTCGAGCGAGTAGAGGCCACCGATGACGTCGGGGAACAGGTCCCTGCAGAGCTCGGACGACGCCCGGGCGGCGAGCATCCCGCGCGGGTACTTCTGCCAGTTGTCCTTGCCGACGAGCTTGGCGGCCCGGGCGTCCTCGATCGTCCACGTGACCTTCTGCTCGCGGGGCGACCCGGCCCGCTTGCCGCACACCGTCACCGAGGTGGTGCTCTTCGACTCGAACCACATCTCGTGGCCACGAGCCAGCACCAGGGCGCGCATGGTCTCAGCCGCCAGCCCGGGCCGGCCGTCGATGACGTGGACCTTGGCCAGCGAGGTCATCAGCGGGAGCCCGAGCTCGTTGCCGACGAGCATCGCGGCGAGCACTGACTCCGGCTTGCCCGCCAGGCCCTTCGGCGCGAACGGGGTGGCTGCGATCCGTAGCGCGAGCTTCCACGCCTTCGGCGCGAGCTCGATCGTGGACAGCGCGGGCATCGCGCCGGAGGGCACGAGCGCTGGGAGGTGACGGACCTCGTCGGCGACGTCGTCGTCCCAGTCGGTAGCGGCGGCGTTGCTCACGTGAGGCTCCCTCGGTGGATCGGGTCCTGGACCCAGGTGCCGCGCTCGGCGTCGACGAACTTCTTGGTCTCGCGGCAGTAGCGGAACTGGTTGAACGCGGCTTCGTCGGCGCGCACCGGGTGGAGGTCCCACCCGTCGGCGCGGACCCAGACGGCGCCGGTGAAGTCGACGGGGGGCATCTCGACCTCGTTGCCGTCGGCGTCGAGGAACGACTCGGCGTAGCGGTACGCGGCGATCTGGAGCGCGGTCTCGGGGAAGATCCCGGTGCGGCTCGTCTTGATGTCGAGGAGCGCCAGGCCGAGCCCGTCGATGTGGGCGAGCAGGTCGAACGTGCCCATGTACCGGTACTTCCGGGAGATCACCACTCCCTCGACGGCGACCGGTTCCGGGTCGAGCTGCTCGAGGAAGTCGAGGTACGCGTTGACGTGCCCGGAGAGCTCGGGGGGGACCTCGATGTCCTCGCCGTGGACGAGCTTCTCGGCCAGGCCGTGGACCCTGGTGCCCTTGTTCGCGGCGGCATCACGGTCCCGACGCGGGAGCCCTCGGAGCAGCTGAGCGGCGCGGCTCGTCGACCACCCGTTCATGGACTTCCGGTCCTCAGAGGCGAGCTGCTGCACGCCGGTCACGAGGCGGGTGGCGTCGACCTTCTCGTCGGGCAGGACCACGACACGGTCAGCGACCCAGTCCGCGACGGCGCCGGCGGCCCAGTTGATGAGCGCCGGCTTGGGCATGCCGTCACCGATGATCGTGGTGACGCCCATGACCTTGGTGCCGTCGAGGACGTAGCTGTGCCCGTTGCCGTGGTTCTGGCGGCGGGTGGCCGGCTTGGTGGCGGCGGGGCTCATGGGAGCACCCGGAGCGCTTCGCGCTGACGGTCGAACCGGGCGACCGACCGGCGGTCCTCTGCTCCCGGCCGAGTCGCGACGTAGGCCATCGCGGCCGCGCCGGTCAGGACGCCGCCGGCGAAGGCGAGGATCACGAACGCGATCACGATGCCTCGAGCATCTGCTCGACGAGCTGGTGGGCCGCGGCCTGGAGCTCGGTGACGGTCGGCGCGAGGCGGGCCCGTGCGGCGTCCCGTGCGGCGTCCCGTGCGGCGTCCCCTGCGGCGTCCCGTGCGGCGTCCCCTGCGGCGGCCCATGCCCCACGCGCGTCCTCACGGA